CTTCATCATCACGAGGACCTTCACGCAACTTAGCTAATTTAGGTTATATTAGTGAGCAGGAAGTGAGATCTCTGGTCCCAGACCCAGAGGTTTCATTTCATCAAGCTGGATTGCCACCTTCTATCCAACCTACAATTCATCAACCAGAACAGGCTCAACAAGTTCCATCAGTAATCACTACACAAATTCAAGTAAATGATTCTTATAAGGAATTAGCAGATGATATCAAAAGCATCAAATGTACACTATTAAAAATTGATTCTACATTTACAAAAATCTCTGGAATGTTAGGTAAAGTGTTTAACCACATCACCAGTAAAGAATCCACGAAATGAGTTTAATTCCTCTACAGAAAAGTTATTTAGAAAAAATTCTTAAACCAATTAATCGTTTAACAGAAAGTTGTGTTTTAAACATTAAAAAAGATTCTATATATTCAGTATGTAGTTCTCCAGATAATACAGTAATTTTATATGCAAAAATTAATCACAATTTAAATTTAGAAAATGCAAACTCTTCTTTAAATTTAATTAGTATTAAAAAATTATTATCCGGTTTAGAGTGTTTAGGAGATGATGGAGAATTTTCTATAGAGAAAGATGTAAACAATATCAAATGTCAAACCATTTCATCAGATGGAGAAAAAACCTATTTTAAGTATCATTTGGTAGATGATAGTATAGTCAAAGAAGCACCTGTAAATTTAAATAAAATATCTTCATTAAAATTTGATACAGAATTTACTATTAGCTTATCCAAATTAAAGCAAATTATGTATGGATATGCCTTTGCATCCGATTTGACGAAGATATATTTTCAAACAAAGGAAGGTAAAGTTGTATCTGAAATTAACGATAAAAGTTTGCAGAATGTAGACAACATTTCTATGGTGGTTTCTAATTCTTATACTGGAAATGAAATAGTAGATTCTATTCCACTCAGTATAGAAGTTTTTAAAAACCTTGCTTATTGCAAGAGTGACATTAAAGTAAAATTAAACAATCAATATAAAGTTTTTGTTTTTCAAAATATAGAAGATGATTGTATAGAATTAAAATATATTATTTCAGCATTGGTAAAATAACTAATAAAAAAATTATGGCTAAAAACAAAATAACAACATGTAGTTACTTCATTAAAAGACTAAGGGACAGCGGATACGTTGCAGATAAATTATATGCAGACTTCAATGTAAGTGATCCGCGTTCTTGGGTTGTGTTGGTAGACCCCTCTGTAGCATCTGTATTTATTACTTGCTATAATAATCATAATGAACTAGGTGAAGAATATTTTGAAATGTATGACGGAGGAAGATTTATTCCGGATGGTTTTAAAATTAAAACATCATCTATTGAGGTAATTATAGAATATCTAGTTAACTTTGGTATTAACAATAAAGCCTCAACATATGCCGGCGCCTAGAAAAAAACCTAATAAAAAAGAAAAGCCTCCTAGTACAGAATTAAAAAAACCCACCAATCCAGAAAAAATACAAATTTCTGTAGCAGTACCGGCTTTGTCCTCTATGGATCCTACTATGACCTCTCAAGTCATATCAGAGATTCGTAATACTGTACTCAATTCTATCAACGATGCTGAGCTTCAAAGAGCTTTAGATAAATGGGTAAAAGATAATCATTCAGATGTTAAAATAGCAGAACGTGATTATCATTTGTTAAAAAGTGTTATCACAGAATATCTGGACAGTTTTATACTCTTTGGGTATACTCCATCTGGAGAAAGAATCATAGTCCAACATGCTGCAACCGCCAGAGATCAGGATGCTGTTATGGAATTTTTAAAAATGGTTTTTGTGCAACATCAACAATCAAATTTTTTATCTTTAGATAACGACGAAGAAGAATAATATTATATATGGCTAATGACAATTTATTACCAGACGGAACACCAGACCCTTTTAATGAAATTACTAAGTGTCCAACTCCGCCAGATGCTTCAATTTATCCAGGTACAGCTAATCTAGATGCAGATGGCAATATAATTTTTCCAGCTGTGCCTACAGTAGAAGATGCTATAAAGTCATATGTAGGCCAGGCTCATCAATACGGCTTAAAGCATCCAACTGAAATTAATTATGTATATCCTAATCCATTAGTACCAGGTGATCTATTGGATCCAGAAGGCAAAAAATCTGTATTTCCTCAAAAGCCTATAGATAGAAGTAAGCTCTTTCAAAAGATGGTTCCTCATGTAGCAGATGAATCTTTCGTAGAAACTTTAAGAGACCTAGAAGAACCTGTGGACTTCCGATCGTTAATGCCAGATATCAATAGTTTGGCTAGACAAGGAGATGCTCGATGGTCTTTAGGATGTGCAATACAGCAAGTGTTTCAAAAGTTTTTACCTAGAATAGAAGCTTATAAAGAACTGTTAGAAGCTGGAGCCGCTGTTATAGATGGAGAATGTAATTTCTGTACTGAAGATGGTGTGCAGGTTAAAAAACCATCTAAAGCTGTACAAAATTATTTTAAAGAATTAAGAAAAAATGTTCCATTAGAAGAAAAAATTAGTATAGAGGCACCCACCGCAGAAGAAATTATGTCATATATGGACCAACAAAAAGATACAGCATTTAAGAACCATGCTGATGCTTTTGTCATTTATATCAGACGAAATTATTTAGATGGAGGTTGGAAGGCCGAAAAAGCTGAAGCCGTTTTTATTAACCCTCCTGGATTTTTCTTTTTAAGATTTACTAAAAAAGCAAATCCACCCGTAGACCCGATCACAAAAGTTAAAATAGACGATGATATGACCGTGATAAGATATTATGGTGATCAAAAAGATTACGTAATAAGTCAATTAAATATTCCGTTTGTAGAAGCAAAAGGGTTAGCTGTTACAGAAAAATATATAACAGCAATGGCATCTCTTTCTAGAGACATACCTGATTATACCAGGTTAGTTTAGGTTGGACATTTAGGATCGCAATCCTCAGCACTGAGAGGTTGAATAGCAAATTTATAATAGCTAAAGTCTGGGTCTTTAATTTGAGGCTTGAAATCACTACTTAAATTAAAGTTTGTAGTATCTATATTTCCAAACTCATCCGTCCACTCAGAATAACGATTGACAAAGTTATATTGCCCCACTCCATCTTGATCTAAGTCTACTCCATAAAGAGCCGCAGTTTTGTCTTTGTAATAGAGACCACCACCACCACAATTTCCATCTAAAGCTCTTTCACCGGGTCTTTCACCCATTTTAGATCTTACCGGTGCTGGTGTGGGTATAGGCGACTCAACCGCTCTTACACCTTCTACACCTTGAATAGTTTCATAATAATTTCCTAAAGGCAAAGTAACAGAACCATTACTTTCCATAGAAAACATAGGATGATTGTGATAATAGAGAAAGACTGGACAAAACCACCACGGACATCCCATGCCACCCATTCCACCACCCCACGTGGCAACTCCGCCACCGTAAGTGCAAAATCCTTTACTAAAAACGGTAACCAAACACCACCCAGCTGGACGTGGATCTGGGATGAGAGCATTCATCGCCCCGGTGATAACGTCATATTTTTCTTGTACTAAAGACATCATATTATCTGTGCTTAAAATCCAAGTTGGTGGAAATGCTATTTTGCCTACTAGATCTTTAGCAAAAGATGCAATTCGTCCACCTAATCCAAAAATACTAGGCTGACTGCCACCTGTATACATTTGTGTCGGTTTGGATACGGTAACCGATTGTGACATTCCGGGACAATTTAAAAATGGAATAGACAATGGTCCATCCGTGCTTATATGTCCCTTAACATTTAGGTTAGCACCTAAACTAGCACTTTTATGAAAATGAATATTATCCGCATCAAAGGTAATAGTCCCGTCGCCACTCTTATCATCGGCTTTAAATAAAATACCCTTTCCGTTTATGACTGTAAGATTTCCAGACCCTATGTGCAATTCTCCTTCAGAAGCTCTTAAGTCTAAAGATCCAGCTTTAATCTCCATGGGACCTTCTGTTTGTAAGTGAATACCAGGAGAACCGGCATTTACTGTAAATTTTTCAGAAGCATTGAAATACATATCCCCCTGAGTCAGGGACATAGGTTTAGTAGTTATTATTTTGTCTGGGCATCCCTTAGAACTGAGCACCATGGGGCCTCCTCCACGCGGTTGCTGAAGTCCAGCAGGATAAACATGTTTGACTCCCTTATTGATATAAACCGGTGTTCTATTTTTCTCTAAACCAGAATTGAAAACTATTCCAGAACTGGCGGTTACTACATAATTACCACCTTGACCTAAATCTATTTGATGTTGATTTATTTCCGGTAATCTAGTTTCTATCTGACTTGTGACTTGTTCTCCATATGTTCTTATAGTTTTTGCACTACTTTCTACTTGATGATTTTTACATCCAGGTGATCCACAACTGCCCTTATTCATGTAACCGGCATGGGTTTTAATGGAAAGCCAAGCAGCCATTCTTTTACAGATGATAGCCATCCATTTAAAAAAGGTTCCTACATAAGGAATTTCGTTGAGGATATAAGCCAATTTATTGGCCATAATATAAATTTTACTTTTTTGATCAACAAATGTTTTTTGCGAACAAACTGGGCAACCTGTCTTTTCATCTTTTACAGCTATGGCTCTGTCTATAGCCGCCTGATGTATGTCTTTAGATATTTGAGCCAATGCTTTTCCGGCTTTTTTTGTTTTAGGATTAATTTCACCGACTCTTACAATAACATCTCCACCAATTCCATGTCTATAATCTCCATTAGCTAGGTAATTAGAGTCACCACGTACTTCGTTGAAGGAATGACCACCAATGGTATCAGAACGACTAGCCACAGTTTCATACCGTGCTCCTTGAGGACTAAACATAATACTGCCATGATTGGTTCTCATGCCAGCTTTAGAATTGTCCATTAACATGGTTTTACTGTCAAAGGTTTGAGCAGCTCTGACATCGGTGTAAGCCAGTTGCAGACCTCTTAATGTTATAGAAGTTTCTCCAGACTGATCTAGTCCAGCATTACTCGGTGTATCACTCATATCTATAATTAGTACTCAATTAAAATTTACAAGAATTTTAATGCCCCCGACCTGACGGATAACGTGATTGTCTATTCATAAGTTTTCCGCCTTCATCTACTCCAGCCGAGAAATGCATAGCATCTTTTTTAGATGTCCAATCTCCACCCCAACCCAACCCGTAAGCAGCTGCTATTTGGCTAACATTGGATGGCATATCTGTCTCGAGGTAGGCTAACATACGATTTTTATCTTCATTAATATCTATAGCATTTCCAGTTGAGTGCCAACTCGGAGCACTACCACCTCTAACAGATCTGTCTGCAAACCCGCCGATAGAATTTATCTTATAGCCACCTTCTGTTAGAGCCGTAACAAATCCTTGGAAGTTTCGAGCAGTTTCTATGTTTACCTGAGCACCATAGTTGAGCTTACCATTAACGTACAGGGGAACAGTGACAGTGCCATTAGCCTGTACCTTCTTTGCTGCCAATTGTTCTGGTGTCAACTCTGGAAGTTTAGCACCTTCAAATGGTATAGCTTTGCCGTCATTAACTCCACCTACTTGAGCAGAACTGGAAGCA